CCGCATGGCCTCGGCTGGCGACCCTAGGGCCCGCGCGTCGGGGGAGACTTTCAAGCAATACGGCAAGATTTGCCGTCGCTACGTTTGGGCCGCCCAGACGCTGGAAGACGCGGGGCCCAAGGCGCGCAATCGTCTAGACCCTGACGACGTCGCCGACTTCCTTGCATGGAAGGCCGCACGCGCCGCACTAGAAACCCCACGGGAACGCGCGGAGCGTATCGCCCGCGAGATAGAGGAGACTGACGAATGGACAATCAAGCCATAGTGACCGCAGAACGCTTGCGCGATATGGGTGCTTGCCGTGGCGGGCGGATAGACTTCGACCGCGCATTCGGCCGCGCGGTGGATATATCCGACCCCGCTACGCAAGGCGTCATAGTCCGCGCGTTCAGGAAGGTCGATCTCGACTGGGCAATCGTCCGGTTTGTTCCCAATGATTGTTGGGATGACTACATCGCGTATCGTCACGCGAGTTTAGACGCCTACTATGACGCCTTGCACATAGGGGTAAAAAAGCGTTATCCCAAAAATGACGCCTATCCGTCGATTGTGGAAGCCCGCGCCTTCTTTCACCACAGATTGCGGGTGTTCCGCTATGCCGTGAAACTCTACCTTGGCACGGAACCTGCAAAGCCTTGGACAGCCACTCAACGGGAGACGGACTATGTCACGTATTGAAACGCCGCAAGATCTGGCCTACGCCGAGCGGGCGCTAGACGCCGCGCGGAAATGGTCGCAACGAGTCGAGCAACTGGTTTGGGATTTGGAGACGGCTCTATCCGCCGTCAACAAGGACGCCGCCGGTTATCGCCGGGCGAACAAGGCAAACCCGGACGGCGGCGCGAATGCTCTGCCTGGGGAGGTCAATGACGCGCTCCTGGCGTTGCTGAAGGCTTTCCCGCATCTCCGCCCAGGTGAACCGCTCGACGCGCCTAAGCCGGCTTGATCCTAGGGCCTCGGGTGACCGGGGCCCTATAGTCAAACCTGCGAATATAAGGGATTACGCATGTACGCCGATCACGTCCCACAGATCAATGCCGCGATGCGGGAAGATCCTGAGATCTTCGCCCGTGGCGTCATGTTCGCCTCGCTATCCATCCGCCAGCCCGTCGAGAATGTTCCGGCTTATCTGGACGACTTGGACCGGACGGGCGCAGATAGCTCCTATCTCCTGGGCATGAAGCGCGCCACCTATCGCCACGTCATGGCGCACAGGCAAGGCCTCTGGGCGGACGTGTGCGCCGTGGGCCTGGATCGCCCGCAGGACGCCATCGCCCGGCTTCTGGAAGTCCCAGGCCTGGGCATCGTCAAATCTGCCTTCATCGCCCAGTTTCTGGGCCATGACGTCGCTTGCCTGGATAGCCGCAACGTCGCCCGTGAAGGCCGCGCCTTGCGCGCCTGGCGGACTGATGGACTGCCGCCCGCTCGCCTCGCCCGCAAGGTTGACGCCTACTGCGCCGAGACCTGGGGGAAAGCCGAGTTCTACTGGGATGCCTGGTGCGCAGACGTCGCATCCGCCCGCCCGCGTCACACGGCGCAGGAAATTTCCGCCTTGCATCTGGCGATCTTGCCGGATAGCTATGTCCCATTCTGAGGAGGGCCCTATGTCACTCGACTGCAAAAACGGCTATAAGACGCCATGCCCGGACGGGTGCGGCGCTTGCGGCCTCCCCTACGCCATGCGCCCAGGGGCCCGCGAGTATCGCGTCACGGGAACCGACCGCGCCGCCGGATCTCTCGGCGTCCGCGAGACTTTCCAGATCGTCGTAACGGCGGCTTTCCGCGATGCGCCGGCTGTGGCGTTGGACATGCGCTATGCCGCCGGGCGCGAGCACGTCCACGTCTATTTTGTGAAGGCGATGCGAGCCGCCCGTCCGTCCGCCCGTCCGTCCGCCCGCCAGTCTCTCGCCGAGTGCGACGGGATGCGCGGCCTTCTCCAGCCCGAGGCTTGAACATGGCCACGGAACAAGAAGACGCCCGCGCGGCCGAACGCCAGACCTGGCAGTATCGCGCCGTCGCCGCCACGCGCGGTAACCAAACCATGCTCGGCTGCATTCTCCTTGCCGTCATCGGCCGCAACGCGAAAAACCCGCCTTGGTTTGAGCCGGGCGCGGAGATCGACGCCGATGGCTTCTTGCTCGCGAATTTCGTGGGCAAGGATCGCGTCGATCACCACCAGTTGATACCCGTCGCCACGGTCAAAGATCTGGTGGACGAATTTCGCCGCCTCGCCGACGCCATCAAGCTCGACGACGCCGACCGCATCGCCATGTTCGCCGCCCTGCGCGCATGGATTGTGAAGGACCACAGGGCGCTGAAGGAGCCTTTCCAATGACTATCACTGTCTACTGCTTCGCTGGTCTCGCCTATGAGCACAGCGAACGCCCGGTCCCCGGCCATGAGCCTTTCGAGCTCGCGCTTCACGGGGGACGCGAGGAATTGCTCGCCCTCCTGGTGAGCCTCACCGCCAAGCCCGCCACGCCCGCCGCCCCGGTCGACGAAAGCGGCCAGGGGTCCGGGTTCGAGATCTCCGCGCCCAGCGCACCCTGGTATATCCGCGATACTGCGGATGGGGAGTTCGTGGTCAAGAATGATCACACCATCGGCTTCGACTATGTCAAGGAGCCGCTGCGCGCCACAGTTTTCGCGAACAAGAAGACCGCGCACAATATGATCAAGCGGCTCGCTGCTGACGACGCCACCGCCCGGCGCTGGGTTGCGACGCAGGAATATCGCGGATGGCGCGAGATCTTGACGGGCAAGCCGGCTTGATCTAGCCTCTGATCTTCCCACTAGGGCCGACCTTAACTTTACTCATGTGAATGACCCCGACAACCCCTCGGCGCTCCGGCTCCGGGGGGTTTCTCTATGCCGGCAGATACCACCGCAGGGCCGCGCCCTTGCCTGTGGCGTAGGCCTCCAGGGGTCCGCCCGAGGCCTTGCGCGCCAGGATGCCGGCAAGGCGGGTGATCTGTTCCTGGGCGACCTCGGGGCTCACGTCATGCGCCGGCGGCAGCATCTGGGCGGCGAGGACCGTGGATGTCACGCCCGCCTCCGCGCCGCGCGCCTTGAGGGCGGAGAGTGCAGCGCCGATGACCTTGGGGTTCAACCCGTCGTCCACATGCACCAGGGCCCGATGGTCGGCCGCGGTGATCGGCTGAAAGACCAGGTTGCTCGCCAGCTTCTTGCCCTCGAAAAACCAGGGGGCCTGCCGGCGCTCGCCGTCCTTCACCTTCACGCAGGACATCTTGACGGTCTTCGTGACGTCGTCGCCCTCGACCTCCGCCATGGTATCAAAGCCGCCTGGCAGGGCGCTGGAGCCGCGCGCACGGCCGCCTTCGTGGCCCGTGTGGTGGATCACCAGGACGGCGGCCCCCGTGGCTTCGCTCATGGCCTGCAGCGCCTTGACGAACACGTTGGCGTCGCGGGCGTCGTTCTCGTTCATTCCCATCATCGCCTTAGACGCGGTGTCGGCGACGATCAGGGCAGGGTGGAGGCCGGCGGCGAGCAGCTGTTCCATGAACTCGACAGCGTCGTCCTCTACCAGCACCTCGGGGACGTTCGGCATGATGCGCAGCCGGGTCTCCTCGACCCCGTGGGCCAGGCACCAGGCCGATGCGCGGAGCTCCATGCCCCGGAACCCTTCACCAGCGAGATAGACCACATCGCGCGGCGGCTGCGCCTCGCGTCCATAGGCCGCAACCCCCGTGGCGACGGTCATGGCCATGTCCAGGGCGATGAAGCTCTTGTAGGACCCCGGCGGCCCGTAGAGCATGGCAAGGGACCGCTCGACCACCAGATCAGGCAGCAGCCACTCCAACGGGGGGAGGGCGCGCATCTCGGCGAGGGTGTACGGGTGGAATTTGGAACGGCGAGCCGGCGCAGCTTCGGAGAGTAGCTTTCCGAGGGCGTCCCCGAAGACTTCTTGCGCCGGCTCAACCGCCCACGCGCCCGGCTCATTTTGAGCGTAGGCGGAGGCGTTCTCTAGTTTCGTCCTGATGAACCCGTCCATGAACTCGGCGTCGAACGGCTCGCACCGCACGGCCCAGTGCTCCATGATCAGGTCGTGGGCGAGCTCGGGGGAGATCCCCAGGTTCAGGACTTCACAGCAGACCACATAGGTCCGCTCGTCGCCGCCCTCCCCCTCGCGTGCCGGCGTCGCCGACTTGAGGTAGGAGGTCGCGCGGCTCACGTTGGCAGGGTGATCGAGGACTTCCGTCGAGGCCTTGGCCTTCTCTCGGGCGCGCGTGACGATGGGCGCAACCCAGGCCGGCAGCGGAGCCGGCGGCAGATCGGCGAGGTAGCTGTAGGTCCCATCTGGGGTCCGCGACGGTGGCAGCAGGACATAGGACCCGACCCCGCGCGTGTCCACCTTGAGCCCCAGCTTCTGGACGCTAGGCGGCAGGGACCCGGCGTAGTAGCGGTGGTGGCCCCCGCGCGGCGTGCGAACCATCTTCGTGGGAGGCGCTTCGCCGTGTTCGATCTGCAGGTCGGTCCAGGTGTCCTCGCCGACCGGCGGGTCAGTGTCGATCACGCATAGGCCGGAGGTCTCGGGGCTGGTGGCGACGTTGTAATCCGGGTTCTCTGACCACCAGGCGTTGATCTGGGCCACGTCAGTCGTCGCCGCGTAGACCCCGTTTTCCACGGCGGGGCGCTTGTCCATGGGGACACACGGGAATACCGCAACCCCTTGCGATGCAAGGTCTAGCGCGGCCTGATGTAAATCAGAGACTGGCATGATTTTGTGCTTGACGGCCCTCGGTGGCGTCCGTAAAAGGATCACGACATCGACACATTGTCAAACGGAGGACACCGAATGACGACTACCCCGACCCTGCTGCGGAAATTCCGCCAGTGGACCCGAGAGGCCGACTATGGACAGGAGTTCGTCTACAGCTTCGCGGCCGATCCGCGCGACGCCAGGGACCCGGTCATCTTCGAGTATGCGCGCAAGCTGTCCGAGGGGGGCCTCGCCTTCCTCTACCAGCGCCGCCGCGCCGGCGGCTTCGACTACGTCGCCCGGCGGACCCGGGTCTTGAGCCACGAGGTTCTCGACCGAGTTTCGGAGAGCATCCCCGCACCCATCCGCAAAGAACGCCCGACCTGTGGCCGCCCCCGCAAGGGCGACGAGAGCGCGTTCCAACCCCTGGAGGCCTGAACCATGACCATCATCACAACCCCCGTCCGCCTCTCGCAGGCGGTCTACTCCCAGCGCGCCCTCTGGAACCGCCGGAGCTTCGACGCCTTCCTGGAGAACCTGGGCCTGGACAACCCGTTCCGGCGGGGCACCCCGGCCAGGAAGCACGCGAGCACCGACCGGGCCGCCCGCAAGGAGGAAGCCCGCCGCCGGGCCCGTGACGGCGAGGTCGTCGCCGCGTTCGCCAAGCCGGGGCATCACCCGCACCAGCGCCGACCCACGGCCGAGCAGACCGCGGCTTGGGAACGCGGAAATTCATCTGACATCATCGCCGTGAACTACGCGGAGGTGGAAGCCCGGGTCCTCGCCGCGCGGGCCCCCAGCGAACTGCAGCATATCGTCGTCGAGCGCGAGGGGGCCTGGTGGGTTGCCATCGCGGTTCATGACGAGATCGACCTGTCTGCCGCTCGTGGCCCCTACGCCGCGAAGAAGACCGCCAACCGCGTCGCCCGCACGCTGAACGGGGGCTGACATGGCCTGCAGCGTCTGCGGCCGGGCGCACATCCCGGAACGGTGCAAGGACGGGCAGATCGAGTATCTGTCGGGGCCCTACCCTTGTCCGCTTCGGGATGCCGCCGAGCCGGCTGCAGACCTGTGGACCATAGAGCCCGAGCCAACCGCTGAAGGCCTGGAGGACTTGTTTTGAAGCTCGACTACAACCCGTCCAATGGTGCCTTCCTCCTCCGGGTCCCCCGTGGCCCGGGGGTGGACATCAACACGCTCATGTCCGAACACGGGCTCGACTTGAGCACCGCCTCCTCGACCCCGGCCGAGGCGGTGTTGTTCACCCGGGAACCCTACTGCGCCGTGACCTTCTGGGAGTATGCGACGCCGCGCGCCCAGGAGGTGCTGATCGGCCTGCAGCAGGAGATCGCCCTGTCCTGGCGGAAGGAGGGGGCCGGCCACATTGACGTGCCCCTGGACGAGGAGCTCGCCCCCTTCCAGATCGCCGGCGTCCAGTACGCCAAGCGCCGGCAGAACACCTTGATCGGCGACGTGCCTGGCCTGGGGAAGACCCCGATGGCCATTGCCTTCGCGAATGAGATCCGCGCCGAGCGCACCCTGGTGATCTGCCCCGCGAACATCCGCCTCCAGTGGGCGAAGAACATCCGCCGCTGGTCGACCATGGAATATCCCTACGTGGTCTACCCCATCCTCCACGGCCGGCATGGGGTCCACCCGACCGCCGCCTGGACGGTGGTGAGCTACGACCTGGCGCGCACCGCCCCCATCGGCAAGGCCCTGGCGCGCGGCGAGTACGACCTCCTGATCCTCGACGAGGCGCACTACACGAAGGAGGTCAGCAGCCTGCGCAGCCGGGCGATCTGGGGAGGCGGTGAGAACCGAGTGTTCGAGGCCCTGGCGTCGCGCGCTAAGGCGATCCTGGCGCTGACGGGCACACCCCTACCGAACCGGCCGCGCGAAGCCTACACGCTCGCTCGGGGGCTCTGCTTCGATGCCATCGACTTCATGTCGGAGGACAGCTTCCGGGACCGCTTCAACCCGAGCCTCAAGCGCGAGACCGCCGAGGGCAAGATCTACATCGACGAGCGGTCGGGCCGGCACGGGGAGCTCCAGTCTCGGATGCGCGCTAACTTCATGGTGCGGCGCGAGAAGTACGGGACGAACGGCGTCGGCTACCAGCTGAAGCTCATGCACATCCCCAATTATGACATCGTCCACGTCGACATGACGGGGGCGGTTAAGGCCGCCCTGAAGGCCGAGAGCATGTTGGACATCGACCCCGAGACCCTGGAGGGCGCGGACGCCGAGACCCTAGGACACGTCGCCGTGGTCCGCCGCATGATGGGCATCGCTATCGCGCCCCTGGCCGCCGACTACGTCCGCATGTGCCTCGACGGCGGCGAGGAGAAGATCGTCCTGTTCGGACACCATGTCGAGGTGCTGAACATCCTGGAGAAGGCGCTCGCTGAGTACGGAGTGGTCCGCATCGACGGCTCACACTCGGCCGCCCAGAAGCAGAAGAAAGTCGACGACTTCATCCGCAACCCAAGGCTCGGCGTCTGCCTGGGCAACATGCTCTCCATGGGCACGGGGACGGACGGGCTACAGGAGGTCGCCTGGCACGCCATCTTCGCTGAGAGCGACTGGACCCCAGGCACCAACCAGCAGGCTGTCGACCGCCTCGACCGCGGCGGCCAGGACACCCAGGTCCAGGCTGACTTCCTGGTCGCGCCTGGGTCCTTCAGCGAGAAGGTTCTCGCCGGCGCGCTGAGAAAATTGCAGACCACAAACAAAGCTCTTGACCGGCGGATGTAGATCCGCTAGTCGGTAAGCTCCCACGCTGTATATCCAGGTCAATCAGGAGGACAACCCAATGACCACCGACGCCTACTATATCGTTGACGGCCGCATCGTCGTCGAGGACGGCAACAAAGCCACCGAGGAATACGCGCCGACCCGCAAGGTCCGGGTCGAACTCGGCTTCTCGACGCCTGATGACACGGACGACGAGAAGAACGCTCACATCGTCCGCAACGTCGCCAAGATCGCTTCGGCCCAGGTCGATGATCTCCTCGGCCGCACCTCCAAGCCCAGCGCCACCTCGACCGCCGGCTCCACCGCCGAGGACGACAAGCCCAAGCGCACGCGCCGCACCAAGGAACAGATCGCCGCCGACGAGGCCGCTGCCGCCAAGGCCGATGCCGCTCTGAAGGCCGCCGATCCGGGCAGCATCGACGAGTTCGAGGACGAGACGCCGACTGCGGTCGACGGCTTCGACGCCGCTGGCAACCCGGTCGATGACGCCGGCGCTGTCGACGAGTTCGAGGACGACTTCAGCGCCGTCGAGCCGGAAGTGGAAACCGTCAGCGACGAAGACCTGAACGCCGCCGTCCAGAAGCGCAACGGCGAACTGAAGCCGACCCTCAAGGACCAGGCCGCGGTGAAGATCCGCGGGCTGATCAGCAGCTACAACCCGGACCCGACCGCGGTGTTCCAGCTGCGCCAGATCCCGGCCGCCAAGCGCGCCGAGTTCCTGACGAAGCTCAAGGCCATCGCGTAGAAGTCGCCTCGCCTGGCGAGATGGAGGGGCGGTGACGGTCCTAGGCCGGAAGACCAGGGTTGCGACCCTTGGCACCTTTGCACCGCCCCTTCTACCAGCTTCACCCACGGAGGACACCGTGACAACCGTCATCGACCACACGCAGCGCGGCCATAGCCCGCTTGGCGCTTCCGGCGCGGAACGCTGGATGAACTGCCCTGGCTCCGTCGCCCTGCTGAAGGAGCTCGCCCTCCCCGAGAGCGACGATCCGTCCTACCGGGAGATCGGCACCGCCATGCACGAGGCGGCCGAACATTGCCTGAAGGCCGGGATCGACACCTGGGAGATCGTCGGCGAGACCTTCAATAACGTGGAGATCGACGGCCCCCTGGCCGATGCGATCCAGGTCTACCTGGGCGTGGCGCGCAGCGACATCGACGCCTCCACCTTCCACTACGTCGAGTTCCCGGTCTCCAGCCCCGTTCACCCCCAATTCTACGGCACCGCCGACCTGGTCGCGTTCCTGGTTCTCCTCGGGCACGTCCCGGCGAAGAACATCGGCGAGCTCTGCGGCGACGAGGCCGAGCTCCGGGTTCGGGATCTCAAGGGCGGCGAAGGGATCGTCGTCGAGCCCGAGGAGAACCCGCAGCTGAAATACTACGCCTTCGGCGTGATCGACGGGATCGAGCGCCAGTCGAGCGTCGTCCTCCACCCGGATCTCAAGGTCCGCCTTGGCATCGTGCAGCCCCGGGCCTACCACGAGGAGGGCCCCGTGCGCGACTGGGTGACCACGGTCGGGGCGATCAAGGAATGGGTCCACGACACCCTGGTCCCCGCCATGCTGGCGACCGAGTACGACCACACCCTCGACGCCGGCCCCTGGTGCAGGTTCTGCGCCGCAAAGCTGGTGTGCCCGCTGCTGACCTCCCTGTTCCGGGCCGCCTGCATGGCGAACCCCAAGGAGATCATCAACTACAGCGACGAGAGCGCCGGCCGCAGCTACCAGTACGTCAAGGCCGTCGAGTTCTACCTCAAGGCCCTGAAGGACGACATCTTCCGCCGACTGAACACCGGCGTCCGCATGGATGGCGTGGCCAAGCTCGTCGACAAGAAGGCGAACCGGGTCTACACCTCCGGCGCTGCGGCCGAGGCGAAGACGAAGTTCGGGGCCGACGCCTTCACGAAGCCCGAGATCAAGTCGCCGGCTGAACTGGAGAAGCTGTCCCCGGCGGCCAAGGCCTGGGTCAAGGAGCACGCCTACCTGCCGAAGACTGGCCTGACCGTCGCCCTGTGGGACGACCCCAAGCCGGCCGTGCGGGTCCAGACCACCAAGGAAGCGTTCGGCGACGCCATCGCCGCCCTCACTCAAGGAGAAGCCCCGTGACCAAGATCACTCTCACCGTTGAAGACCCCCCGTTCTGCGAGGGGAAGCTCGAAGTGACCGCCGCCTTCGACCTCGATAACATCCCGGAGGCGGCCCAGGGTAACGTCCTAGGGACTGCTCTGAACGGGGTTGTCAGCCTGTTCGTCGAGGAATGGGGCAATACCGTCCGCGCCGGCGAGGTTGACGAAGACGACGACACCGAGTAGCGTCCAGTCGCCAGCCCACCAGGGCATTTCACTAGCCGCTAGGCTACAAGCAGGAGGACGTCATGTCCGAAGATAAAAACGAAGGCCTGTTCAACTCGACGGTGCCTGTTTTCGGTAGCTTCCCGAACGTCATGGAAGCCAAGGCCGTGAAGAAGAACGGCAAGGAAACCGGGGAGCCCAAGTTCTCCTACAACTTCGAGTTTCCCGCCGACCACCCCGACCTCAAGTCGCTCAAGTCCCTCGCCCTCAAGCTGGCGAAAGCCAAGTGGCCGGGCCGGGACATCGTCCGCGAGGCCGCTCTGGTCGACGCCAACGGCAACAAGAAGCTCTCCACCTTCAACTTCCCCTGGTCCCTCGGCGACAGCCTGGCGGAGAAGGCGAAGAAGAACGGCAAGGACCGCGAATGGAGCCGCGGCCGTCTGGTCCTGACTGCCCGGTCCAAGTACGAGCCCCGCCTGTCGGCCATCGTCAACGGCCAGCTGGTGGAGTTCGACGGAGAGAACCAGCCGCGCGCCCTCGCCAAGAAGCACTTCTTCACCGGCGCGGACGTCCTGTTCCAGGTCAACCTCCAGGCCTACGAAGGCGTCGGCGACACTGGGGCGGACGGCGTGACCGCCTACCTGAACATGGTCCTCGCCACCGGCAAGGGCAAGAAGGTCGGCGGCAGCGCACCCTCCGCGGCCGACACGTTCAAGGGCTACATCGGCACCGTCTCGAACGAAGACGTCGCCGCCGGCCTGGACGACGACGAAGAAGTCGAGTTCTAGGGAGCCGTGCAGTTGCCCGGTGCTGCCGAGGCAACCCCCTAGACCCGCCGCCCTGCTAGTTAGACGCTGCACTCCGCAACCGATAAACAGCAGGGCGGCTTTTCTTCAGGAGGACTGACCTTGGCCTACGTCGTCGACTTCGAGAGCAAGAGCCGCTGCGACCTGAAGAAGGCCGGAGCCTGGCGCTATGCTGAACACCCGACGACGGAGGTTCTGTGCCTGTCCTACGGGCCGGTCAACAGTGAGGCTTTGTACACCTGGTTCCCGGGACAGTCGCAGCCGCTCTCGCTCCTGGAGGCAATCGAAGCCGGAGAGATCTTCATCGCGCACAACGCCGGCTTCGAGCAGGCTATGTGGGCCAGACACATGGTCGACCGCTACAACTGGCCGGCTATCCCGGTTCGCCAGTGGCACGACACCCAGGCTCGGTGCGCCAGCATCGCCATCCCCCAGGCCCTGGAGAAGGTCGGTAAGGCCCTGCAGCTGACGACCGAGAAGGACATGGAGGGCAACCGCCTGACCCTGTCTCTGTCTCGGGTCGACAAGAAGACCGGCGAGCTCCCCGAGGTCACGCCGTTTACTCTCCTGCGCGTCGGGCAATACTGCGAGGTCGACGTCAAGGAGCAGCGCGAGCTCCACCGCCGGATCGGCTGGCTCGAACCCGACGAGCGCCAGGTTTGGCTCCTGGACCAGCGCACCAACCAGCGCGGCGTCCGCCTCGACGTGCCCCTGATCGCCGCCATGCGCCAGGTCGTGGACCGGGGCTCGGCCCCGCTGGCAGAGGAGTTCGCCAGGCTGACCGGCGGCCTGAAGATGACCCAGCGGGATAAGGTCATGGCGTGGATGCTCGCCCGTGGCGTGATGATGCCGAACATGACGAAGGAGACCCTGGCGGCCGTGCTAGGGGAGACCGACGAAGGCGAGGAGATCGACGAGGACGACCGCCTGGACCTGGATCTCCCGGCCGAGGTCGAGCGCGCCCTGCGCATCCGCCAGCTGATCGGTTCCTCCTCCATCAAGAAGCTCGGCGCGATGGAGGCCTGCGTCTGCGACGACGGCCGCGCCCGGGGTCTGCTCGCCTACCATGCCGCCAGCACGGGGCGCTTCGCCGGCCGGCTGATCCAGCCGCAGAACTTCCCGCGCGGCAACGATGTCGAGATCGACATTGATGGTAAGATCGCTGCGATCATGACGGGAGACCCGGACTTTGTCTACATGGCGCTCGGCTACCAGCCTGTTGAAACAGTTGTGGCTTCTCTGCGCCACGCTATTATTTCTAACCCTGATCGCTATCTGGTGGCGGGCGACTTCGCGGGGATCGAGGCGCGTCTGGCCCTGGCCCTAGCCGGCCAGCATGACAAGACCGAGCTCATGGCGAGCGGCGTGGACGTCTACTGTGACATGGCGGCTACGATCTACGGTCACCCGGTCAACAAGAAGGAACACCCCGAGAAGCGCCAGATCGGCAAGAACTCCGTGCTCGGCCTCGGCTTCGGCATGGGTGCCCCGAAGTTCCACTCCCGGTACGCCAAGGACCAGCCCCTGGAGTTCATTCAGAGCGTCGTGGCGGCCTATCGCAAGAACTGGGCACCGAAGGTCCCGGACCTGTGGAAGGGCCTGGAGCACGCGGCGATCCGGGCGGTCTGGGACGGCGGCGCGCACGAGGCCTACGGGGTCTCCTACCGCAAGGTCGATCAGTGGCTGGTGGCGACCTACCCGGACGGCTCGAAGCAATGGTACTTCGACCCGCGGCCGACCCGCCAGGCCATGCCCTGGGACCCCGAGGACATCCGCCGGTCCTGGACCTACCGCCAGGTCAAGCAGGGCCGCCTGATCACCATCAACGCCTACGGTGCCCTGCTCACCGAGAACTACGCGCAGCACATGGCGCGCCAGCTGCTAATCGACGCCTGGAAGAAGGCCGAGAAGGAGCGCATACCAATCGTGCTGACCGTCCACGACGAGCTCGTTGGCGAACCGGAAAGCTCTAGGCAGGACGCCGAAACCGTGCTAGCTCAGATCATGGAGGACCGACCTGACTGGGCACGCGAGATCAAGCTGCCTGTCGCCGTTGAAACCTGGGCCGGAGACCGATACCGCAAATGAAAATTGCAACCTTCGACCTCGGCTCGAACATGGCTGTCGCGCACAACCTGCTCGGACATCCCGTCGTCGCCAGCCGTTCCTACAAGGGCACCCGGGTCGCCCGAGCCCATCAAACCCTGTGGCTGCTGCAGGATCTGCGCCGGCAATTCGAGGAGCACGGCGGCGTGGACGTGGTCCTCTACGAGCGGCCGTTCGCCCGGGGCCAGGACGCGACGCGCTGCCTGTGGGGGATCGCCGGCCTGATCGAGGCGGTCTTCGGTGACCATTGCGCCGTCCTGGACATCACCCCGGCCGAGATCAAGAAGTACGCGACTGGCGACTCCAAGGCCGACAAGGACGCCATGATCTTCGCTGCTATGCTCACGGGCTACAGCGGCGAGAACGAACACGAAGCCGACGCCTGGTGCCTCATGCGCATGGCCGAGGAAACCCTTACCAAGGAGAAAATAAAGTGAGCAAGATCTCAGACGCCGACCTGATCGGGGACCTCAAGGTCATCCGCGCGCAGGGCTCTGTCGCCGCCGCCGCCCGCTTCCTGGGCTGCGACCGATCAGGCCTGAACCAACGGGCTAGCGAGGCGAAGGCCCGCGGCCTGACCGCCGATACCCCCGTCCTCGACAAGGCCTCCAAGCTGGAGATCGCCCTGAAGCAGGCCCGCGCCGACCTGAAGTCCCTGCAGCGTGAGGCCGACACCGCGGAGAAGATCCGCGAGACCATCTATAACCTCGCCTCCCGCACCCCCGAGCCGCCGGCGTGGCTGGAGCGGAAGGCCGGCGGCAAGGGCATCCGCGGCGTCCCGGTCACCATCTGGAGCGACTGGCACTACGGCGAGATCGTGCGGCCGGAGGAGGTCGGAGGCGTCAACGAGTTCAATGCCGAGGTCGCGGCCGACCGCATCCGCAAGCTGGTGGACGTGACCATTGAGCTCTGCACCGAGCACATGGGCCGCGCTGAACAACAGTGGCCCGGCATCGTCGTGTGCCTGGGCGGCGACATGATCAGCGGCGACCTCCACGAGGAACTTTTCGCCACCAACGACCGCACCACCCAACAGTGCATCAACGAGCTCACCGATCACCTGGCCGCCGCCCTGGAGCGCATGGCTGACAAGTTCGGCAAGGTCTTCGTGCCCTGCGTGGTCGGCAACCACGGCCGCGCCAGCAAGAAGCCGCGCATGAAGGGCCGGGTCTACACCTCCCACGAGTGGAACATCTATTGCAACCTGGAACGCCACTTCCGGCGCGACGGCCGCATCCAGTTCTACATCCCCGGGGAGACGGACGCCTACTTCCGGGTCCACGGCCACCGCTTCCTGCTGACCCATGGCGATAGCCTGGGCGTCAAGGGCGGCGACGGGATCATCGGAGCCATCGGCCCCATCAAGCGCGGCACCCTGAAGATCGGGCACAGCGAGGCCCAGATCGGCCGCGACGTGGACACCGTTCTCATGGGCCACTGGCACCAGATGCTCTGGCTCCCGGGCGTGATCGTCAACGGCGCGCTGAAGGGCTACGACGAGTATGCTCGCCTGGCCATCCGCGCCCCCTACGAGCGCCCGAGCCAGGCCCTGTTCTTCGTCCACCCCGAGCATGGGATAACCGCCAAGTGGGAGGTGTTCCTCGACAAGCAGCGGGACGTGTCGGAGAACAACGAATGGCTGACCTGGCTTCAGCCGAAGGCCTGAACCGAGACTAGGAGGACACCACCATGAGCTTCGATCTCCACCCCATCATCGACGAGGAGCACTGGGGCCTCGCCTGCCGGCACATCGGGTCGCTCTACCGGCCGCCCGATCTCGTGATCTCGCCTGACGGGAACCCCTACCTCTACCGCTGGCACGTCATCCCGCGGAACCTGGACGCCAACATCTACTTCCACGTCCAGGTCGCCAGTGACCCCGAGCGGCCCCTGCACGACCACCCGTGGGACAACACGTCGATCATCCTCGCCGGCGGCTACAACGAGATCGTGCAGACCCCCGGCGCGTTCCGCCAGGTCTACACCCGGCGCGTCGGCGACATCGTCCACCGGCCGGCGGAGCAGGCCCATCGCCTGGTCCTGCCGGGGCACCTCAAGTACACCATGACCCTGTTCGTCACCGGGCCCAAGGTCCGCGAGTGGGGCTTCTGGTGCTACGACCACCGGGGCCGCAGCGTCTGGGTCCCGCAACACCAGTGCATCGTCAACAACCCGGACGGCACGTCCGTTTTCAAGGAGCCAGACCTGTGACCCTGACCACTGACGCCGCCGCGCGCAAAGCCATGCCCATCGCCACTGGCGTTCTGGACTACTTCCCGGACGCTCTGGCCGCCGTCGCCCATTGCTCGAAGGTCGGCAACGACCAGCACAACCCGGGCGAACCCCTCCACTGGGCGAAGGAGAAGTCGACCGACGAGCCCGACGCCCTGATCCGCCACCTGATCGAACGCGGGACCGTCGACACCGATGGCGTTCGCCACAGCGCCAAGGTCGCCTGGCGGGCGCTCGCGCTCCTGCAGCGGGAGATCGAGGCCGAGCAACAGAAGCCGAAAGATGACCGACCTGACTGGGCTCGCCCCATAGCGGTCACCGATGCCCAGGCCACGGCCACGGCCACGGCCACGGTACGCCGAGCGATGGATGCCTTGAAGGCAGCGGCGGATGCGGCCGACAAGAAGTACGACCGGCCGGGCCTCTACCCGGAGGACTGACTTGGCCACCCCCTTCCCTGACTGAGCGCCGCCGCGATCTTCGGACAAAGAAAAGGCCCCCGGGAGTGATCTCGGGGGCCTTCGTCGTTCCGGGTGTAGGGTCGGAGCTTAGAACTGCTCGTCCGCCGCCTCCGCGGGGGGCTCCACGGGCGCGGCCGTTTCTGCCGGAGCTTCGGTCGTCTCGGGCGGAACGTCCGTCACGGGGGCTTCTGTGGGCTCGGTGACTTCCTCGGGCACGCCCTCGGCGTCCAGGTGGGTGTCCACGGCGGCCAGGAGCTTCGAGATCTGGTCCTCGGCCCTGGCGAGATCCGTGGTCAGTTCGGCGATGCGAACCTGCGCGGCGTCCAGGGCGTCCTTCTTCTCGGCCGCGGCGGCTTCAGCGGCTTGCACCGCGGCGGCCTGCTTGGCGACGGTCGCCTTGTGGGCTTCCGCGTCAGCCAGGGCCTGGGCGCTGACGGCCGCGATCTTGTTCGCGAGGGTGACGGCCTCGGCGGCGTTGTGCTGGCCGGCGAGGGTGGAAAGTCGAGACAGCTGGCGCTCGATCTCAGGGGCGAATTTCTCACTCATTGGGGTATCTCCTTGGTGCTGTTGAACAGGTCAGTTCTGGCGCGGGTGTCCGCGATCAGGGCGTTCAGTTGCTCGGCGTTTTGCTGGCCGACGCCGTAGTTCTCGACGATGGAAGCTGCCAGAGCAGAGGCTTTAACTGGCGCGCAGGCGTCATCAGATTTGCCGGCGGGTAGTTCAAGGTCGCCTGGATCGGCACCGAGCGCGGCGGCGTCGAGCACGCGGACAAGGCCGTAAGTGACGCAGCCAGAAGCATCTTGAGCAGGGGTGACATGGTCGGGTATCCTCTTGATGATGGTCGTGGTCCGGTAGACGATCCGCTCCTGGACCTGGGCCTGGGTGACCGCGGCGGTGGTATCCCGGGCGGCCTGGACTTTCTCAGCCGCGGCGACGTGATCTTCGGCGGCCTTCACGACGGCGGCGTCGGCCGCGACGTGGGCGTTCCATTTCTTCTGCCAGTGGGCATCGGTGACCGTGGAGCCAACGACGAGCCCGACAGCGAGCGCGGCGAACATCGCGGCCAGCGCGAGATAGATCTTGATCACTTCAGGCCTTCCAGGCACTGGGCGCGTTCCTCGCGCCGGCGGTTGTCGAGACCACGGATAGCACACCTGCCCTTGTGGTCAACCGGGCCGATGCAGTCGCGCTTCGGGTTGCTGGCCTTCCCCTTGTTCCACATGAGGATGGCGTCGCAGGCCCCCGGAAGGTCGTCGGCCGTGATCCGCTTGTTGATGGTCGAGGTGCAGAAGGCGTAGGTGCCGATGTTGTAGCCGGTTCGCATGAAGGCCCGGAAGCTTTCCAGCGGGGGCTCGCGCGTCATGCAGGCGGCGATCCCGAGACCGTGGTTGAAGGCGTCCTGCTTGAGCAGCGTCATGCACTCGGCGTCCGTCCGGGTCTGGCCGAGGACGACATCCTTGCCGGTGTGGCCGTAGCAGGTAGTCAGGACGCCGACGTTGTCCACGTAGGTCTTGTTGCTCTTGCCTTCGTCGGCGGCGAGAGCGAATAGGACGGACCCAGCGCCGGAGATCGCGGCGAGGACCAGGCCGGCTTTACGAGCTTGGGAGAGAGGTTTCATCTTGCGTCTCGACGGTCTGCTGGAGGGCGACGATCAGAGAAGCGCGGCGAGCGGCGCGCTGTCGAGCACGCAGGCGGCGGATGTGCTTCTGGACCGTCTTGCTCTCCCAGATCTGGATGATGTACCAGACCAGACCGGCGAGACCGGCGAGGGCCGGGAGATAGCCCATGAACGTAGCGACAATCGCGCCCGCGGACACGGCATCACCAGCATACGAAAGGGCGCGTTCGTGGGGCGAAGTCATAATGGTTCCTCTCTAGCACTCTCGACTGCGGATCGTCAACGCCGGCGGATGAACCAGACGGAGAATGGGGTCTCGGAAGCCGGCGGCGGAGTGGCTTCGTTGACCGTCATAGTCACGCCCTGGACCCGCAGAGTGTTCGCACCGGGGCCATTGGACACGTTCACCAGGTCGCCGGCGACGACGGCGTCCGTGTTGGTGTTGTCGTAGAAGTGCCCGGTCGACCCGAAGGTGACGGCGACGGACTGCGTCCCATTCGCCCCGTTGATCCGGCTCCTGAACGTCGTCGTCCCGGAGCCGCTGGTGTGGTTGGTGATGTGGACGCCCATGTTCGATAGGTCGGCATCGAACGGCATCGGGGTCGGGTGTGGGGTCTCCGAGGTATCCGCCGCGGTCGGGAGCGCGCCGATGATCGGGAGGTACGAGGTGTTGACGGACCCAGGGCCGTTGTTGGCCGTCGCGACCTTCTGCCCCTTCAAGTCGTGCGACGAGGTGTCGCTGGTAAAGCGGCAGCGCGGCCCCCAGAAGTCGATGTTGCCACCGGACGACGCGACGATAGCCCAGCGGACGATGTCCCCGGCGGCGACCGTCACGGAATGCGTGGTGTCAGTAAAGAGACCCGTGGTCGATGCCGGCGCGGCGCACTCCAGCGTGCTGGAGGTCCCGTTGACCTGGAGCCTGGCATAGGTCGTCGTCGACTTCCCGTTGACCAGGACGACAACCCAGCGGGCGCTGTCGAACGTCCCGGCTGAGTACATCGTGATCTCGCTCTCGGTCGCGCCGCCATCCGTGGAGATCGAGTTGGTGAGCGGGTGATACGAGGTGCCGTTGATGTCGTTCCGGCTTCGGTCGTAGACGTTGCCGGTCCCGTAGTAGGTTACCGCGCCGCCGGTCGAGGGCTCGAACTGGAGCCCGAGACGCCGGTTTATCGTCAGCGTACCGCCGCCCGTGCTCGTCGTGATCTTCCCGTGGAACAGATCGCCAGCGGTGGCGGACACGGTATTCGTCGTGTCGGAGAGGAGGCCCGTGGTCGACGCGGGGATCGCTACGGTCAGGGCGGAGTTACTGCCGTTATAATATAACAGCAGGTTCGACGTCGTTGACCTGGCGTTCGCCGAGACCTGACAGAACAGGCGCGAGAACACGCCATCCTTGGCGACCAGGGAGACGTCGGAACCCCAGCTGAACGCCTGGCCTAGGCCTTGGTCGAGCGGGAAGGTCTGCGAGGCGCTGTTGTCGGCCGAGCTATAGTTGAAGTACGCGCCGACGAAGGACTTATTGGCCACGGCTCACGCGAGCCCCGAGCAGCCAGTAGTTCTCCTCCAGGTGCTGGTCCACTTCCGCGGCCTTCGAGCCCGGCCGGTCGAGGACCGTGATGGTCCGGTCGAGCTCCAGATTGAACTGGACCCGCTCCGGCGTGGCGTCGAAGCCTCTCGCGTCGAGCGAAGCGCGGACCAGGGAGGCGCGCCGGTTATCGTTGTGGACGTCGACCGGGGTGCAGTCCCGGTGGATGGGACAGGCGCGCTCGAAGGTCGCGTTTGCGAGCTCCCCGTCCTCGGTGACGCCGTCGAATAGAATAGAACAGCCGCAGCCGTTGTCAGGTTGCCATTTCATAGTCCAGTCCCCTTCAGTGTGATGGAGAGCCACCCGATGCTCTTTACATCGGCCGGAGCTCGGATGTTCAGGGTGTTCCCCTTGACGATAGTATATCCAGACGCGAACGAGAACGTCCCGTCGTTACTGCCGTTCGTGAACGTGACCGTCCCAATCGGCGTTGAACTGTCTTCGATGTCGAATACGACAGATGCAGTCGGCTGGTCAAGACAGTATGCCTGACTATCCGTGAGGCCAGACGGGAATAGAATGTCGGTGTCCAAGATGGCATAAGCCACGATGTCGGACACGCGAGGCGTACCGGACACGGCCAGGCCCACGGATACTGTCGGAGTGAAGAACTCCAGGGCCGTCGCGCCGGAGTTGACCCGGACGGGCTTGCTCCCAGCGCCGGTGTAGTTGGCGGGCGCGTCGGAGAGCCCAGTGAACGCGGTGACCAGGGTCGGGAAGGTCTGGAACTCCACGGCCGTCTCGCCGGCGTTGACGCGCAGGTACTTGAGGGCCGCGCCCGTGAAGGCCGCCGGAACGTCTGTCAGTCCGATGAAGGTCGCGGAGCCACCACCGGACGCCGCCGCCCAGGCAGGGTCAGCGCCGGCCCCATTGGTCTTCAGGAAGTAGCCGCTCGTGCCGGGAGACAGAGCCGCCCAGGCCGACGCCCCGCGATAGAGGATCATGCCCTGCGCGGCGGACCCGACGAGGTCCAGGACGTCGGACAGGGTAAGCTCCTCGGCGTCGCCGGCACCGGCAGTCTTGCGGCCGAGGACCCGGGCCGTCGCGGAGACGTCCTGCATCTTGGCATAGGTGACCGCGCCGTTCGCGATGGTCGCCGCCGCGGCACCCGGGCCACTGGCAGTCACGTCGCCCGTCAGGCTAGTCACGGCCGAGCTCGTGTAGAACTCCAGGGCCGTCTCGCCGGCGTTGACCCGGACGTCCTTCAGAGCCTGGCCGGTGTAGCTGGCGGGGACGTCAGATAGGGCCGTGAAGGCGGTCACCAGGCTCGGGGGCGTCACGAACTCCAGGGCCGTCGCACCCGAGTTGACCCGGACGTACTTCAGCCCCGCGCCCGTGTAGCTGGCGGGGACGTCAGACAGGCCGGTGAAAGCCGTTGCCCCCGCAGCGCCGTTCACCTGTGTCCACCCAGCCGTGGCCGGGTCCCAAGCGTAGGTATCGCCCGTGTCCGTCTCCAGCCAGAAGTACAGCGGCGACGGCCCAGCCGCCGGGGTGGCGGGGGTCGGGGAGAAGGCGGCGCGGGCGGCAGCGTTACCGCTCGCGAGGAAATAGTTCAGTGCTGTGTCAGTCATGGGGAGTATGCCACCATTATCAGATGCCCGGCTCCGTCAGACACTAGCACAGGCGGTTCGGCTCCGGTAGTCACTGGGGCCCAGCCGCTGCCGGCGGCGTTGAGCGTGGTCCCGGACATGGACAGCCCGGTCCCGAGCGAGATCTCTTGGACGACCCCGGACCCAGTCGAGCCCCGGCCAAGCAGCTTGGACGCGGCCGAGACGTTCTGCATCTTGGCATAGGTGACCGCGCCGTTCGCGATGGTCGCCACGGCAATCGGGTTGCCGATGGTCGTCACGTCGCCCGTGAGCTCCTGGATCGTCACCCCGGCGACATAGCTCTGCGTCGCGCCGCCGAAGACCCCGAGGGCGCGCAGGTTTATGAGCTCCGCGTTCCCTTTCCCGGGGGAGATACGCCCGACGACGTAGCCCGGGGGGATCGGCGTGCGGACGCCGCGGAGGCGGATGTTCGGGGTGGTAGCCATTACGCCAACGGCACCTGGCCGGCGTTCTCAGCGACCGGCGGCGGGGCGGCCGGGAAGGTGCCCTCGGCCGGAGCTTCCTGATCGGGGATCGGGACGTTCGGCTGCTCGGCGGCGGCCTTCATGTCCGCGCGGATCTGCTCCGTGACCTCGATCCCCATCTTGGCGGCGGCGATCATCTGCGGGTAGATGTCGTCGACCAGCTGGCGCTTCTCGTCGGGGGTCAGGTCTTCGTTCGCGTTGATGCCTTGGACGGCGGCGGACATGGTCATGATCGCCTCCTTGATCGGCGTTACGGCCTGCGCATACTGCCCTGCCGCGGCCGTAAATTCAACGTCCTCAGTGTCGCCGGTGCCGCCCTGCGCGCGGCGCATCGCCAGCTGGAAGTCCTTCTGCTTCGTCTCCAGGGTCTTCATGCCGTCGAAGAAGTCCTGGATCGGCTGCGCGGACATGCCCGGGGTGCGAACCAGGAAGCTGCTGACGAACGGGGTGTCCTCCAACTCCCACGGCTTCTTGCTGTCCGAGTGCGGGAGATCCAGGGCCTGCAGCACGAGGCCGCCGATGGTCCCGGACCAGCCCTTGACCAGGTGGTCGACCTGGATGGGGGAGAAGTCGGCGATGTCGAGCCCGGGGGGCCCCATGGCGCGGGCGATAGCCTTGGCGGTCTCGCTCGTGGACGTGGTGTATTGCATGTAGCCCGACGCCCCCTCCATGGACGCCGGCACGAGCGGCCGTCCGGTGAAGAAGTTGTGGTTCGAGATGATCTCCGCCGGCGTCTCGACTATAGCCGGAGCCAGGGGCGGGACGAAGTCGTTCAGGAAGGCCTTCGCCGTCTTGTCGAAAGCGTGCGGGTCCTTGGCCGCCAGGTGGTCGAGCACCCGGGTCACCAGGCCGCCGAAGATGAACCCCGGGCCCTGCGGATAGCGGAGCCGGAAGCGGTGGCCGCCGATGGACGGCGTGATGTAGAACGTGTCGCGCTGCCAGCGTGGGAGGTCGGAGTACCGCTCGCCCTCGGGGAGCTCCTGGTCCTGCAGCCAGTTCAGCATGTAGAGCCCGATGGTCGGCAGAGAGATGACGGCCGCGGCGTGGAGCGCCGTGTCGAGCGGCCGGGCTTTGACGGCCTCTCCGACTTGCTTCAGGCCCAGCAGGGCCGGCCGGAAGAAGGGCGTGATCTGGGCCATGCCATTCACGATATTCGCGGTGCCGCGCTCGGCGAAGTCGAGGTAGGCCTTGCGCGCCATCGTGGCGGCCTTGATGCTCTCGATACCCTTGCCTTCCGCGTAGCTCATGTAGCCGAGCCGGGAGGCTGCGTCGATCCGCTCCGAGACGATCTGGGCGAACTCGACGGGATGCTTGACCACGTTTGCGACGTTGCCCCACACGCCGGTCTTCTCGAACAGGCTGTCGACGTCGCGCTTCAGGTAGTCGAGATCCATCTCGGCCAGGCTCGCGCCCAGACCGCCCTTCGCCATGAAGTCCTGGAAGACGTCGTCCTGCTTGAGGACGTGGAACAGGCCCTTGACCAGGGTCACGTAGGGCGGCGGGTGCAGGGGGTCGAGCACGAAGGCGGCGATCTGGTCGCGCAGGACGTTCCGCACGGGGAAGTCGGGCGTCAGGGTGATGCCGGCGCGCTGGAGGGCGGCGAAGCTCTCCGCCGTCTTCATGAAGATGTTCGCCTGCCCGGGGCTGTCAGCCTTGCGCAGGAGCTCCGCCAGCTGCGGGCTCTTGGTCGTCCACCGCTCGGGCTTGCCGTCGCGGAAGAAGATGAAGTCATTCGGCCCCCAGGCCTTGGTGGCACGCTCGGCGACGAGGGGTCCGTAGGCCTCCAGGTTCTCCGGCGTCGCCTCGATCCCGTAGGGCTTGAAGACATTCGACCCCGCCTCGGCGATGGTCTCCTTGGGGTCCCAGGCGATCCGCTTGACGTCTAGGTTCTCCAGCTGCCCGCGCTCCGCCATCCCGACCACATGGCCGATGGCCCGGTTCCGGTCAGCCATCTTGATCAGGACGCGCATGTTGTCGATGGACGCCTTGAGCGGGTCGACGATGGAGCGGTCGGAGCCCTCCATGGTGTGGATGGAGTTCCGCGGATTGAAGCCACGGCCGCGGGCGCTGAAGCTCGCGTCGTCGCCCATGATGCGGCGCATGGACACGTAGGTCGGGTTGTTCTTGACCATGGCGTCTACCTGGGCCTGGCTGAACATGCCCGAGCCCTTGGCGTAGTCGAGCGCACCGTTCATGGTGTCGGTGAAGATCTTCGAGGCGCGCTCGTACTTCCTGACCGCGGCCTTGTTCACCGCCAGGGAGAACGCGGCGCGGGGGTTCAGCCCGGTCTCCACGCCCTGCGCGGCCTTGTCGGTGGTGCGCTTGGCGAGCATCCATGCCAGCCAGCCGTCCATGTCGCCGCCGTCCTCCTTGAGGGCGCGGGCGGCCTTCATGAAGGAGGGGCTGTCCTTGATCACGTCCAGGGTGATCGGGTCCACCAGGCCGTGCTGCACGAACACGCTGGCGCGGGCGTCGGAGGCGTAGGTCTGGCGGAACATGTCCTCCGTTCCCAGCTGGGTGTTCCGGTCATATTCGCCGGCGCGGATCAGCTGGTCGTCGATCCGGCGGGCGGGCGTCAGTTCGCTGATCGACTGGGTGAGCAGGAGGTCCGGGTCAATCAGGCTCTTGGGCTTGGGGGCCTCGCCGACGTTCCGCAGGATCTCCTCGGTCAGGGTGCGCTCGTCGGCCGTCTCCCAGAAGCCGGGCTTTCCGGGCTCGTCTGCGCCGCCGCCAGCCGCACCACCAGGAGGCCGACCGCCACCGCCGCCCTCGCCGCCACCGGCCTTGGTCTCGGGGACGTAGTTCGGGATCTTGAGTTGTCCACCGTCGCCACCTCCGGGCATTTCGCCGCCGGAGCGTCGCCGCCCGTTGGCCAGATATTTTTGCGTCTCCTTGGGGAGGAAGCTCTCGTCCCGCGCCGCCGGCTCGCTCTCGTAGCGGATGCCGCTGCGGACGTTCCTGTCCGGGATCGCCTTCAGGCGGGTGCCCTCGCCCTTCGTCATATACTGGCTCGCGCGGCCGGGGCCGGCATTGTAGGCGATGGCAATGGCCGTCATGTCGCCCGCGTAGCGGCGGTGGAGGTCAGCGACGATCTTGTCGTGGACCCGCTTATTCACGGCCGGGTCGAACAGGGTCGAGACGTCGAAGTCCTTGCCCATGTACTGGCGGGCGGTGCCAGGCATGATCTGGTGTTTGCCGATGGCCCCGACCGGCGACACGCTATCGTCGCGGGAGCCTTCGAGCTTCACCAGGAGCTCACTCGCCTCCTGGGGGGTAACGGCGTACTTTGTAACAGCCGGCCGCGGGGTCACGTTCTTCATCTCGGTGACCAGGCTTTCGTCGATGTTGACGCCAAGCCGGCTCTGGGCTTCCGCCTGGGACATCGCACCGCGAGTGGTTCCAGCCGGCGTAGCGGCAGAGAGCTCGTCGCGCCACTTCGCAGCGATGGCTTCCCAGACCACCGGATGCTCCTGGGCGACCCTAGAGAACTCCTGCTGCATACGGCGGAGCGCGAACTCTTTATCACCGCCCCGGCCTTCAATTGCGTCCGCGGCATTGTCCACCAGGGCCTGGATACGGCGGACGATCCGGTTGCCCGTGAGATCGTTCTCCGAAGCGAACTTCTGGGTAGCAACAGCAAGATCGTCGAGGGCGCGGACGTGGACAGCCGGGTCGAGCGAATTGATCGCTGACGCGATGTCACCGCCGCTTACAAACGATGCCGCCGCGTCGATGCTGCCAGCGTCGATAGCTTCGTTTGCCGGATACGCTCCAGCTACAGCTTCCGGGGCCTTGGTGCTCGGCTTGAATGGGGCCGGAGGCTCGGCTCGGGCGGCCGGCTTGAACGGTTCCGGGTCCGCCAGGGCGGCGGCGCGGAAGTTCGGCGTCACGGGGTTGCCGTTCACGTCCTGGCTGAAGACCTCCTGGCGGAAGGCTGGGTCCTGCTTCGCGCGCGAGACGGCCTCCCACGGTGGGACCCCGGTCTCCACGTAGATCTTCTGGAGGTTGTACTGCACGCGGCGGGTCGCGTCGCGCGAGGCGGTGTAGCCCTTGCCGGTGGCGGCAGCGGCCGTGTGGAAGCCCAGCACCAGGATCGCGGCGGTGCCGAAGTCCTCGGCGTCCGGGACTTCCCCATCAAGCGCGCCGGCGACAGCGGTGCCGGTGACCGCCTGGGTCAGGGCGTCCGCACCCGCGGCGACGAATGGCTTCGCGCCCATCGCAGCGACCTTGCCGCCGACCGCACCGCCAACTGGAGCGGAGACCGCGCCGATGACGCCTTGCTTCGCCGTGGCTTCCAAGTTGCCAATCGCGAGGGCCGCGGCGTCGCGCCAGCTGCGGACGTTGCCATCCCGGACCTCGTAGGCGTCCAGGAGCCCCTGGCGCATCCCCTCTGGCAGAGCGGCCGATCCGAAGCCCGCGCCGCCCACAGCGAGGACTGGGACCGCTATAGGGGCTGCTGGGCCGGTAGCCGCGCCCGCCGCGCTACCCGTCGCCGCGCCGCCGACAAAGCCGGCGATGGTAGCCGGAAGGTCGCCGACCATCTGGCCGCCGGCATAGAGCGCCTGGTTCAGGAGATCGGCGTCTTCTGGATGCAGAGCATCCGGTTTACGCCCGCTGCGCGAGAGATTGATCGAGAGCCCGGTGACGGACATGTTGAACCCGGCGGCCAGGGCGTCGAGCGGACCCATCTTCTCGCCGCCCGCTGCGGCGCGATTGCCGGCAACCTGGCTTACGAGCCCGGGAGCCTTCGGATCGCCGATGCCCCAGTAGGAGTTGATCTCGCTCGGCTTGAAGCCCGCGACCTGGAGTGACCGGGTCTTCTGCGCGGTCCAGTCCGATAGCGCGGCGTCGTCGAAGCCCGCGGCCTTCAGGCGGTTGTACTCCGCCACGCCATCCGGGATCTTGTGCTCTGTCGCTAGGCCGCTGCCGCTCATTGTCCGGTCCTCTTGAGATACTGGGCGGGCGTCTCATTAGGCAACCGCGGCGCTACGCCGCCTGGGGTCGGGACGCTCGTCGGACCCGTGGGACCGCCCTCCTGGGAGAAGCGCCCGCGCATCGCAGCCATCGCCGACTTGTTGTTGACCTGATAGGGAGCCATCCGTTGCTGGAGGCCGCGAGGGTCGCGCGGATCGGTCAGGATGTCAACAGCCTGGCTCGGCGTGGAGCCGGCTTCCACCAGGCGGTTGAAGGCCTGATAGGTATCGAAGTGGAAGGCCTGGTAGTTTGCGGTGCCAGTCTGGTCGATGGAATACATCGTCGACTTGGCGATCAGAGGTTTGATCTGGTCCAGGGCCTTGTTCAGGCGTGCCATGGCTGCGTTGTTGATCGCCTGGCCGGAACCCGCCGCCGGCGCAGCCTGGCGCAGGAAGCGATAGTCCGTGACCGCCAGCTTGCCGGCAGCGTAGGCTTGGTCCACCTCGACGACCGTCAGGGCCTGCGGCGACCCGGCCGGCTGGCCGATCTTCGAGGCGAGGTTAGTCCAGGTGGCGTTGTCCGTGTGGCGGTAGGTGCCGGTGATGGCGTCCTGGGTTGCAGCCGCGCCGGCGTTCCGCAGGGCGTTGATCGCGCCGGCGTCTGCACTCGGGTGCAGCGAGAGCTCCACCAAGGTCTGCCCGAAGTTCCGCGGAACCCGGATGCCCCCGGTCTGCGGGTCCCACATCTGGGCCGACACGGCGGCGGTCTTCGCCTCGAAGTCGTCCTTCTGCGCCTGGCGCTCGGCGGCGTGGGCAGCGCGGACGTCGGCTTCCTCGGCGTTCCGGTAGCTCTCGGCGATCCCGTACAGGTGGTTCCGGTCGGTGCCGTCCAGTTCGGTCGCGCCAAAGCCGGCGACCAGGGCCTGCTGCGCGGCCTGCGGGTTGGCTCGGGCCATGCCGAGGAAGGCCGCGGTGGTGAACTCTTTGCGCGCTGTGTCCCGGAGCTCCGAGCGGATCTGGTTCTGCTGGGCGACCGTCAGGTTCGGGTTGCGCTGGATCGCCGCCTCGATAGCGGTGTCGTACATCCCCTTGACGATGTCGAGCGAGGTCGGGTCCTTCATCACCATGTTGGAGGCGAAGGTCTTGGTGTCCGTCAGGTTCTGGACTGCGCCCATGCCGGCGAGCGAAGCCTGGTCCGCGGCCGTCTTCTCGAAGAAGTGCTGGCGCATCTGGCCCACGCTGGCCTCGGCCCACTTCTTGCTCTCCTCCGTGGTGAAGGTCGAGGCCCAGGCCTGGAGGATCGGCTCCAGCTGCTCCTCGCGGAACTTCGCGGCGGTGCTGGGGTCGTTGGGATCGGCGTCCTTGGCGGCGTTCTGCCAGGCGGTATTGATGCCGTCCATGATCTCAGCCTGGGTCTTCAGGCCGTTGCTCATTTCCTCGTTGATCTTCGCCTTGACCCACATGCCGCCAAGCGTCTCGATCCCATCACCGATGGCGCTGCCGATAGTCTGATAGGACTGCGCCTGGGCCCGGCCGGCGTTCACCGCCGCCTGCGCGCCGCGGTTGTCGATCTGCAGGCCCTCAATCGGGTTCGTGTATTCGCGGATGTTCGGCATGGTCAGGCCTCCTCAATGACGCGCGGCGCGATGCCGATCATATCGTAGTCCACTTGATAGACGCCATCGGCATCCTGGGTGACCGCGGCCGGGTAGATGCCGGCGACCTCCTGGGCCATGACGCCCTCGAACAGGACGTCGCTCCCGAGGTAGCGGAAGCGATAGATCCCGACGCCGTCATCGCGGCGGCGCACGAGCTCGACGTCCGTCTTCATGCGTTCGTCGGACATGAAGATCATCGCCGCGGTCCCGGCCGCCTTGAGGATGCCGGAGAGGATGCCGCCCTTCTTAGCCGCCTTGGCGGCCTGGGCCTGCGCCGCGTAGCTCTCGGCTTCCTGGCGGTAGCCTTGCGCCTCGATAGTGCCCTGCAGCGAGATCAGCTGCTTGGTCAGGGCACCCTCGGCCGCGGACGACCGGACGATGTCCATGGCGCTCCCGCTGTTCTTCAGCCCGGCTGCGGCGATGTCCGCCCGCTGGCCGCCCATGGTCTTGTAGATCTCGCGGCTAGTCATCAGCTGCTTGATGCTCGTGCTCTCTTTCGACAGCTTCTCGTTCTGCAGCGAGATCTCCGCCGCCTTGGCGTATCCCTTGGCAAGCTTCCCTTGCCCGATGGCCCCGAAGATGGACTCGGTCGCGCTAGCAAACCCGCTGAAGGTATCCCCGCTGATAGCCATTTCTTAACGCTCCGTCGTTACGATGAAGCCTTCGATTGCGAGGACCGTCGCCGGGTAGGGCCTGTTGACCTCCCAGCAGATCATGCTGTCGTAGCTGTACGTGTCGTCCAGGGTATCCCAGTGGACCCCGGAAAACAAGGTGGTCAGCGGGAGCGGCTGCGCGCCGCCAGTGGTCTTGAAGTTCGCCGGCCGCAGGTTGTTGAAGTCGGTGCCGAAGTAGATCCCCTGCGTCTGGTAGAGCAGGGTCCCGACCTGATGGGTGCGCCTGGTCTGCCCGAGCGAGGGGCCGATGCGGGAGCCCGTCTCGCTGGCGATCACCGGCCGCACGATCTGGCCCTGGCTGGTGTAGTTGTAGCCGACGACGATGGGGATGTGCCCATGGGTGCCGCCGAAGCCGTCCACGTAGACGTCATGGCCCGCGAATGTGCTCGTGTTCGCCGATAGCTGAGTGACGCGGGCGGTCGTGAACAGGCTCCCGGCCACGTCGAGGGGGAGATCGACATAGCCCGTCGAGGACACCGTGAACTCGCCGCAGTCGACGCCGGCGGCGAAGACGGTGATCTCCTGACCGACGAAAGGCCACAGGCCGTAGGCGCGGATCTTGTTCCCGCTCGACATATAGGTCGCCGTGGACGGGATGATGAAGCTGTCGAGGTAGGCGCTCTCGTTCAGAGCGATCTGCTCGTCGGCCAGGCGGCTCATTGTCTCGACCCAGTAGATCGGGTCCACGATGGAGCCGACCGTTACCATCGTCAGGGAATTGGTCGACCCGTCCGGGGATGGGCCTACCGCGAGCGAGCGGAAGCCGCGGACGCCGTTCTCGCCGCCGGTGCGGTGCCAGTGCCAGGCGGAGAAGGACGCGCTCTGGGTGCCATACGGGCTCTCGCGCTTGTAGGTGCAGCCGACGAGGTCGCCATGGATGTCCAGGCCCCACAGGATCGGGGTTGGCTCCTGCTGATAGACGAACTCGACCATGCCGTTTCGGACCAGGTGTTTCGCCATCATCGACAGGTTCGCGCCGACATACTTCCCGAACGACGGGTCCGGGACGTACTCGATCACCTTGCTGTCGTGCCGGCCGATAAAGACCAGGGACATGGGGGCGCGGACGACGTGGGCGTTCTTGCTGCCGAACTTGGTGATCATGTCGGCCTGAATGCTCGTCGGGGTCAGTGGGTCGTTCAGGGCCGAGGCCTGGATCAGCCACTCGCCGGCGGCCGTGCCGCAGATCATGCCCTGGTGGCACGTCGACATCCAGAAGATCGTGTTGATGTCCTCGGCCTGGAGCACGGCCGAGATCGCATTGTCGTCCGCCACCGTCCCGTCAGGATCGGTCGGGGAGAAGTTGTAGGGGTCATTCGACTTGCTGCTGTCGATCCGGTTCCCGAGCACCCCAGTCAACCATAGGCGGCCCTGGTGGTAGGTGCCGTTGGTCGGGAAGCCGTGGGTCGTGCAGAACAGCCCGAGCCTCCAGATCTTGATCGGGTCGGTGTTCCGCAGCGCCTGGCCGCGGATCGTAACCGTGACGACGGTCGACGAGGTCCAGCCGGTCACCTCCGCCCAGGTCCAGAAGGCCGCGGTCGTGTCCACGATCCAGGCGTCGACCGTCGCGCCGGGCGGGCTGTCGGTGCTGGCTTTGGTGGCATACCAGTAGACGCCGCCATATTCGACTTGATCGCCGACTGCATAGGCCGTGGCGGAAAGCCAGGTGTCAGGCGCGGACCAGAGCCGGATCAGTCGGCCGATGTCCGCCGCGCCGATGCCGTGGTCCGCTCCAAAGGTCAGCGTGACCCCGACGCCCGAGGTGGCGCTTGGAGTGCAGGTGCCGCCGGTCGGGTCCAGATAGGGACCATCCAGGAAGTCGATCTCGGTGATGTCGAACAGGGAGCCGTCGTTGACCAGGGCATGTGGAGCGACACCGTTCTGCAGGATCGTCGCCGTGGTGTCGTCCTGGACAACCTGCACGAAGCGCCAGGCACCGCCCGTATATGGGGTGACGAGGTCGATGACTCGGGAGACCGTCACGTCGCCAGATCCGACTGAGATCGTCGACCCGCTCACGTTGGTATTCGTCAGGGCGTCCTTGATGGTGAAGCGGTCGGTCCCGGTCACGGTGATCTCGAACTGGCGCTTCATCAGGACGGACGTCCCGGAACCGTTCGTCAGGTCGACCAGGTTGAAGATCACCGTGTCCCCGGTCGTGTAGCCGTGGTTCGCCGTGGTGATGACCAGGGCCGGAGAAGCCGAGGAGATGGACGAGACGGACACGGTGTCCTCTGTCACGAGCTCGCCATCCGACGAGAAGCGGAGGTTGCCTTCGCTGAACTCCATGACGTAGCTGCTGGTCGCCGCGAAGTGGAACTCCCGGACGGTCGCGTCGATCCCGTTCTTCGTGTGCGCAATGAACTGGACGCCCGGCCGACGGATCACCGACCCCTCCTCGATAGGGATCGAGTTGTAGCAGCGCGCCATGGCCCCGCGATAGTCCTCGCGGTCGACCCGGCCCTGCGCGGCTTGTGACCACTCACCCGACAGGAAGGTGGACTGGATATACGAAGCGCGGCCCATGGGATATTACCTCCGGCACGTAATGTAGTCGTCCTCGGGGGGCTCCGTCGATCCGGTTTCGATGCCGTTCACGATGCGCGCCTCCGACATGAACTTCGTATAGACTTGCCCGATCACCGTCAACTTCTCGGTTGACTGGGTCAGGGGTTCCGCGAGCTCCATGGCCAGGCGGCACGCGAAGCCCTCGCAGAACATCTGGTCCATCTCCGGGACCGCCTCAATGTCCGCCACGAAGCGGAAGACAATGAGATCCCCGTCGACCGACGTGAAGTAGTCGCCGCCGAAGGTCCAGTCGTTATAGGACAGACCGGACGGCGCGCCCAGGTAGGACGACGAGCCAGCCTTCGGGTCCTGGGGGGCCTCACGGAGGAAGCCATAGGGGAGCCGATAGACGTTCTTCGTGTTGTTGTCCGAAGACGGACCCGTGCCCAGGGGATAGGGCAGGACCAGAGACTTCAGCGTCACGCCGTAAACCTCCGGGTTCGGCTCCACGCCGCCCTTGCCGCCGAGATCCAGCCAGTGCTGACCGGACATGCCGCCGTACTGGGTGCCAGGGATCGCTTCCCATCCACCGCCGCCGGGGGTGTTGTTCAGGTTGAGCTCCTGCGTGCTCTGCCACTCCGACGAGGAATAGGTGACCACGTCCCGCTTCTGATAGGTGACCGTCGCATCCCAGTCAGCCGGCGTCCTCGGGTCCTCGTCGTTCCCGTTCTTCAGGGAGAGATAGACCCGATAGCTACCAGTCGCCGGCGTATAGACGAGCTCACCTGAGTAGTAGGAGGTGTTGACATCGTAGGCTGTAGCGGTCTGCGGCCCAAAGTATCGGCCCCATCCGGCGACCGTCCCGGGCGTCTGCGCCGCGGCGAGGTCTTCGACCGCCTGCCACCAGACATCCCCGTAGGTGACGATGCTGCCGGTGATGTAGGTCAGGGCCGCGCTATACGCCGGCGGCACGATGACCATGGTGTCGGTATCGACCGGGCGCAGGGCGGCCAGGCGCGTAGCGAACCGCCAGACGTTGCGGCGAAGCTCGGCCTGGCGGATCTTGTGATAGCTGAAGTTGACCTCGTCCGCGGCCTTGCTGTCCTCGGACATGCTCGCGATCCGGCGAGCCCCGACGTGCTGCATGGCACGATTGGCGATGTCGACGCTGGTCTGGAAGGCGGAGTTCGTGGACACGGGGCGGCTCCTAGAATGAGCCGTCCTTAGTACAGGCGGCCGACGAGATGGATCGTGAAGGTCTGGTTGGCGATGGGCGTGAACCCGGTGCTGTCGATCTCACGGAGGGTCCAGTATAGCACGTCTCCGGGCTTGCGCGCCCAGATGATCGGGTCGCGGGCGTAGTCGTCAGTGGACGACGCACCATTGACCAGATGCAGGAAGGCCCCGTCAGCGCCGGCGGAGTAGGCGTCCGACACGTCAGAGGACATATGGCCGAGCCAGGAGGCCGCCCCGGTCGCAACCGCGTAGGCCCCGTTGTCCCCGTTCGTGAACGTGGGCGCGGCCGACCACAGGTCGATATGGCCCTGGAAGGTCGTGAACCCGGTGGTCAGGTTGGTAATCAGCCGGCCTCCGACGATCTCGACGATCTCGGCTTCGTCCCGCGGGATGGTGACGCTCGGAACGACGATGCTCCCAGCCGTTGCGCTCGACGCGATCAGGTCGTTCTGCGCGTAGGCGGTCGTGTTGTTCGGGCGCGTCAGAACCGACGACGCCACAAACGGATGCTGTCCAAGCGTTTGCATGGTGGCTCCTTAGACCCCGAAGGCGGTCGTGTCGTAGTTCAGCAGGTACATCTCGACCAGGTCGAGGGCCTGCTCAATTTCGAGGCGGGTCCAGCCGGCGGTCCCGCTGATGCGGACCTCCAGGTCGCCAGCGCCAGGCGTAGCGGTGCCCTCGGTGATGGTCTGGGAGCCTGCGGCCAGGACACTGATCGCGCCGCCGTTGCGGGAGAGGGAGAATGAAACGTCAGCCATGGCGGTCTCCTAGATGAAAAGGGGTGGCGGGACCCGGGGGAGGACAACCCGGGGCCCCGCCTTTGGCGTCCGCGCCGAAGCGCCCCGCCGTGTCTTAGTCGACGAAGGTGATGCCCACGCCCATGACGGCGGCGTTGGTCAGCGAGGCAGCGACCGAGATCACCACGTCGATGAAGCCGCCCGGGTTGGACGACAGGCCGGCGGCCTGCCACAGGGGCTGGTTGCGGGCCGAGATCGGGTAGAACCCGCCTTCGTTGGTGATGTCCGTGCGGGCCACGGCAGCGCCGGAGACGTCGATGGCCGAGGCGAAGAAGTCCGCGTCGATCACGTCGCCCTGCAGCGAGACCGGGGTCCCGTCCACAGTGCTGTCGCTGTGGTACAGGCCGACGTTCACGGTGCCGGTGCCGCCGGTGTCGGCGCTCTCGAAGTGGACGCTCTTGACCTTGGCGGTCGCCGGCAGGCGGGCCAGGCGGTAGGTCGACGAGGTGTCGTCCGCGGCCACGGTGGTGATGTAGGCGTCGACCTCACGGAGGTAGCCGGGAGCGCCTTCGCCGGTGGTCACAGCGACAACCGGGATGGCGTCGAGGTTAGTGATCGCGGCGGATTTCAGAGTGGAAGTACCCATTGTCGTGTTCCTTCAAACCAGTGTGGGAGGGGATGCTGGAGGGGGGCTTGCCGGAGCTCGTCCCCCCTCCCCTTGATCCGCCCTTACGGCGTGATGTCGGCTCCCGTGGTGTCGGAGCAGATGATCTTGAGCACCTTGCCGGGCTGCGTGCGCGTCGCGCCGTAGCTGGTCTTGGTGTAGAGATCGTAGGGCTCGCCCGACAGGTCGTTGCGGATGGACACGCGGTTGGTCATGTCTTGCCACATGCCCAGGTACAGCCCGGACTTGGCGAAGGCGATGACGTCGCGCAGGTTGGATGCGGTCGCCAGGCGCTCGGACACGACGATGTCGAAGCCGAGGAAGCGGGTCACGCGGCCGTCGACCAGGACCGGCTTGTCGTTGAACTCGGTGCTCACGACTTGGGCCTGGTTGAGCAGATCGCTCTCCTGCTTCGAGCCGATGACCAGGGTCAGCGGATCGCTGTCGATGTCGACGTGGTTGTGGCGGAAGATCCGCTTCGCTTCGATCAGCTTGGCGACGGTCAGTCCGCTGGCGGCCGAGGAGCCGAAGGTCGAGGCGACCTCATAGGCGGACGAGAACGAGGCCCAGGTCTCCGCGGAGAGGCCGGCGGCGTCGGTGCCGGTGTAGGCGGTGCCGAAGGCGGCAGCGATGATCGCGTCGTCCCAGCCGCGGCCGACCGCGACGGAGGCGCTTTCGAGATACTGCGATTTCGGGTCCACGATGGTGCGGAGCTCGTCGAAGCTGTCGATCAGCTGGTCGATCTCGCCGTCCTGCGGGAACACCCAGCGCCGAGTGAAGTCGGCGTCAGTGCGGTTCTTGGGGGCGAAGCGGCCGGCGGGGGCCTTCAGCTGGATCGCGCCGATTTGGTTGACCGGCGAGGCTTGCTTGCCGACGTGGGTGCCTTCGCGCACCTTTCCGCGCAGCTTCGAGCCCATTTGCTGAAGCTTGAGCTCCAGGTTGGTGCTGAACTGCGTGGTCCAAAGTTTATAAAGGTTCTCGGACATTGGATCTACCAAGTCTCCATGCTAGGGTTGGGTTACGCTCTGCTTGGCCTTGTCCTAGCGGGGGCCGGGTACTATCGTCCGTCTGCGACCGCCCTTGCGGGTTATGGTCAGGTAGCTTGGGCGGTCGGGTGCCATCAGTCTCCCGCGTGAGGCCCCCTGTCCTTCCGGGTCGGGGCCGCCAGTCACCTTCATTTACACCCCGCTAGGACGAGGTGTCAAGCTCACCGTTTGCGGGCCTTGGCGGCGGCCCCGACATAGGTCGTGGTCCGGTTGACGCCGGCACCGCGCTCCCTGTGGATCTCCCCGCCCTCCTTCGCGAACTTGGCCACCTGGCCCAGTTGACCCGCCGCATCAGCGTAGGGCTTCACCTTCTTCTTGATCGCGTCGGTCGCGGCTTTCACGTAGTTGGGCATAGGGATCTCCGTTCGGGTTTGGGTTTAGGCGGCCGAGTAGTTCGCGCCGCTCTCGCCGACGATCAGGGCGTTCAGGCCCATCATCTTGCGGTTCGCTTCGGTGTCGCCCGCCAGGTAGCGTTTGACCCAGGCTTCGTCCTTCATCAGGGAAGCCCGCTCGGCGACCGCCTGTTCGCGGGTGGCGGCACCTTGCGGGCCGCGGCCTTCGCCGTCGATGAACTTGTCCTCGCCCATCTTCGAGCCGAAGAACCGGAACATCTCCAGCATCTTCGCGCCGCCGGGAGTGGACTGCAGGGCCTTGAACTCCTCGTCGGACACGCCGGCCGCGGCGGCGGCGCGCTTGGCGACAAAGAGGTTCTGCTCCTTGTTCGCGCCCCAGGAGGCGTCGAGGGCGGCCTGGTCGGCTTGGACCTTGGCGGCGTTCTCGGTGACGCTCGATCCCTCGGCCTGGTCGAGGAACTTCACGAAGCCTTCGGCGACGCGCCTGGCGGTTTCGACCGGCAGGTTCAGTTCCGCGGCGACCGCGCGGACGTGGTCGGTGAAGCCGGCGTCAAGCTCGGAACCGTCCGAGAACTTGATGCTGGAGAAGTCGTACTTGCTCGGGTCGTCCGGGGCACCCAGGCGCTGCCAGAAGGCCTTGGTCGCCGCGGCGTCGCCTTCGGTCGGCAGGCGCAGGATCTTGTCCGCCGGCGCGCCGATGAACCGCTCGGCCTCGCGATAGGCCTTGAGGACGTCACGGGCGACGACGTCGGCCGGCTTGTCGTGCCAGCCCTTGGTCTGGGCGACCCCAGTGAGCTCGGCGTCGAGGCCGGTCAGCCAGGATGCAGCCGGCGGGGCAGCGCCGCCCTCGGGAGTTCCGGCCGGCGGGGAGCCGCCTTCGCCGTCAGCAGCATAGGCCCGCATCGGGCCTCGGGTCATGAAGTTAAGCATCGGTGTCCTCCTTTAGGGGGTTGAAGTCTCGGCCGCTATACAGGGCGTACAGCTGCTCGCTTGTCAAGTTGAGGTGCTGCTGTATGCGCAGCCAGACCTCGCGTCGACCTTCCAGGACGGCGTGAAGCCGCGGATCTTCATGGAAGCAGGTTTCGTTCGCCCGGCAAAACTCGGCCAGATCTCGAAGGACCGTCTGGCCGGCGACGGACGACAGGGACAGCTGGTAGGCGCGCTTGCGCCCACGCAGGAAGTCCAGGAACGCGCCCCCGTTCTTGAAGGCTTTCATCGCGGGTCGGGCCTCGGCGAGTGATACGGGACGCTGGCCCATAGTGGCGGGGCCGCCCGGAAGGTGTTCAGGACGTCGTCCGGGTTCTCGATGGTCGACAGGTCAAGATCGAGAACGTGGGTCAGGGCCGGAGCTAGGCGCGAGTTGTAGCGCCGGAGCTCTCCCCTACCGACTGAGATCAGGATGGTCACCGTGGTTGTCCTCCACTCTTTGCCGCCATGGCCTCTGCCTTCATCATGGCGGCGGCGGCCGGCGCGGCTTGGATCTGCTGCTGCGCCTGCGCCTGCTCGGCCCGGGCCTGCCGCTTCGCAGCGATAGCCTTGGGGTCCGCCATCCAGCTTTCGGGCACGGCCTGGATCATAGCCATATCGCGCGTCGCGACGTCGAAGTCAAACGCATCGAGCGGCGTCGGGTCCTGGGTGGCGTTCACGATGGTCAGGACGCTCTCCAGGGTCCGCATCATGCCGGCGACCTCCTGGGCGCGCTGGGCGCGGGACAGGGGGCTCGTGTAGATCACGGAGTATTCCCCGCGCGCCTCGCGCAGGATGCCGGGCATCTCGGGCAGCAGGCCCAGGTCAGCCAGGATGTCGAGCTCCCGGTCGATCATGGGGCCCAGGTACTCGGACTGCTGCCGGCCAATAGTCGGCGCGAGCAGGATGCCCTTCTCGTTGGTCCGCTCGACGACCTCGGTGGCTGTCATCTGCGGGCTCTCGGTCAGGATCTGGAACAGCGTGACGAGGAAGGCGTCATTGATCAGCGACTTCTCCTCGTTCATCATGAGCTCGGTGATCTGGATGTTCCCAGTCGGGAGGACGCCGATCAGCGGCCGGCCATCAGCCGACATGCCGCCCTTGTTGATCGCGCCCGGCCGCAGGGAGATGTCGACCAGGCCATCGTCTGCAGTCAGGAGGACCGGGTCGGCCGCGCGGTGTCCCTGCTTCAGGAACGTGCGCTTCTCGGCGTTCAGGGTCTTGATGGCAGGCAGGACGGACATCGCCGGCGAGCGGCCGTAGAGCTCCCCAGGGGTCTGGATGTAGCGGGTGGCCGCCAGGGGGAACGTGCGGTAGCCGCCCTCGGACAGGAGCTTCTGGCCCGTGATCGAGATGTAGTACGAGGCGAAGGGCTTGCCGCGCTCGTCGATCATGTTGGGGTCCCAGTCGGCGCGCGGGCAGACCCGGTGCATGAAGTCGAAGGGCTGCTGGGAGCCCTGCTCCATGGCGGTCTTGATCTGCTCGGGGATCTTGTCGCCCCACTTCTGATAGGCCTGGCGCGCGGTGAGCCGGAACCAGCGGATGAACCCGTCGACCAGGCCCTGGTGGTTCTCGCGCAGAAAGAGCTCCCCGAGCGGGACGGACTTGTAGCGCAGGCCGCGGACGTCCTGGCCGGCGGCGTTGACCGCCTGGTCGACGAACATCCCGGCGGTGCCGAAGGCCCCGAGGCTCTGGTAGTTGTTGAAGTTCTGGGAGGCGAAGTTCCCGATGGGGGCGTAGCGGTGCTTGAACAGGATGCGGGTCGCGTTCTCGAACCACAGGCGGGCCTGGCGGTCCTTCATCACGTCGTCGTTGCTCGCGCCCAGCTGGTGCCAGACCATGTTCCGCGGCGTCAGGA